GGCGGTGCCCACCACCCCGGTGTCGGGGGCCGAAGTATAGACGAAACCGCGGCGGCGGGGTCCGCCCCCCCCCCCGACTGCCAACAGAGAGGAGGAAGAGCGGCGTGGCAACGACCGCCCAATGGATTTTTGAAAAGGCCATGAACCTGATGGACGAGGTGAACGAGTCCACTGGTGCCACCGACACGGCGGATACCCGCGAGTATAAAAACCGCACAATCCCCATTCTCAACATACTGCGGGTGGAGTGTTTTCCGGCCTCGGACACCTACCGGGTGACGGAGCCGGGCAAGCGGCCTATCTGCCCGGAGATTGCGGACTTTGACACCCCGATCGGGCTGGACGACGGTATTTGCCAGGGCGTTCTTCCCTATGGGCTGGCGGCACATCTGCTGCTGGATGAAAACCCGGACGTGGCCGCCTACTTCAACCAGAGGTATGACGAGTTGCTGGAGGAGTACCGCAGTGCGATTCCGGCGCAGGCGGAGGACATCGAGACCATGTACGGCGGGATTGAGTACGGATGCTTCGGGAGGTGGTGACGTGGCGAACATTGTCAGCACCAGTGAGACCAAAATCTATCAGATTAAGAAGTGGCTTGGCCTGAACGAGTCTCCCGACGGCGACACACACATGAAAATGGGAGAGGCCGCCGAGATGCGCAATTTCCGCGTTACCGCCGAAAACCATCTGCAAATCAGGCCCGGCTACGGCCTCTTGGCGGAACTGTCCTCCGGGAACCCGGTCCGAGGGATGTGGAGCGGCTACATCGCGGGGAAGCACCATGTTCTGGCGGCCTGCGGCGGACACCTGTGGGACTTGGATCTGGAGGAGCGCACGGCGGCGGACAAGGGGGCCATCCACGACAGCCAGACCTCCATGTTTGGCTTTTCCGATAAGCTCTACATCCTCACCGGCACGGAATACTATTCCTGGGACGGTGAGGGGGCCCCGGCGGCGGTGGAGGGATACATACCCATTGTCACTACTGCGGCCCCGCCCACTGGCGGCGGCACGCTTCTGGAGCCGATGAATCTGCTGACAGGGAAGAAGAGGGCGGAGTATTCCCCGGATGGCGAGGCCAAGGAGTTCCAGCTCCCTGAGAACAAGCTGGACGAGGTCATCTCGGTGGAGGGCACCGAGATCAAGTATACGGCAGACCTGGAAAAGGGAAAGGTGACCTTCGACTCTGCGCCGCCAAAGGGTGTTAACACAATTACCTTTACATGGCGGAAGGGCACGGGAGAGCGGGCCAAGGTAACCGGAATGCGGTTTGCAGAGCTCTACAACGGCGAATCGGACAGCCGGGCATTCTTGTATGGAGACGGCACCAACGAGGCGATTTTCTCCGGCCTGGACGAGAACGGGCAGGCGTCGGCAGAGTATTTCCCGCAGTACAACACGGTGGCGGTGGACAGCGCCAATACACCCATTACCGCTATGATCCGCCACTATGACCGCCTACTGATCTTCAAAACAGACTCGGCCTACTCCTGTTCGTACTCCACCCTTACCCTGGGGGACGGCAGTGTGTCGGCGGCGTTCTACACTTCGTCGCTGAACCGCTCCATCGGAAACGCGGCACCGGGACAGGCAAAGCTGGTGGACAACAACGCCCGCACAGTCTACGGGCGTTCGGTCTACGAGTGGTCACTGGCGGCCAACTCCGTCCGCGACGAGCGCAATGCCAAGCGGGTCTCTGATAAGGTGGCCGCCACCCTGGGAGCGTTTGATCTGACGCAGGCCATTTGCTTTGACGACGAGTGGAACCAGGAATATTACATTTTCTACGGCGGGCAGGCCATCGTCAACAACTACCAAAATAATTCCTGGTACTTTTACGACAATCTTCCGGTAAACGCCGTGGTGGCCGTGGAGGGCACGCTCTATTTCGGGACGCTAGATGGCCGGATCATGGAGTTCTCCAGGGAGTACCGGAATGACAACCTTGAGGACATCAACGCATACTGGGAGAGCGGTTCCATGGATTTTGACCTGGATTGGAGGCGTAAATACTCCTCCACCGTCTGGACAGCCATGAAGCCGGAGAGCCAGGCCATTGTGACGCTGACGGCGGAGTCCAACGTCAAGTCGGAGTACCCGGACAAGATTGTCTCCGCCGGTCTGGCGACCTTCCTGAACATGAGCTTTGAGCACTGGAGTTTCGGCACCAACCGGAAGCCGCAGCTCATTCGCTCCAAGCTGAAGGTGAAGAAGGTAACCTACTACAAGCTCATTATCCGCAGCAAGTCTGCCTCCGCCACGGCGACCGTGCTTTCCGTGGATTTGCAGGTGCGCTACACCGGAAACGTGAAATGAGGTGCTTTTGTGGCAATCACACCTTTTGAAAAGGACATTGAGATCATCCAGAAGCTGGACGACGAACCCAACGACGTACAGGGCCTTACCCCGGAGGAGCTGAAAAAGCGATTCGATCAGGCGGCTATCTGGCTCAAAGAGTACATCAACGGGACGCTGATCCCCGCCATTACCGGGGACGGCGGCACCGGCGGCGCGTCCAACATTGGCGCGGCGGTGGATGACTTCCCCGGCGAGACAGTGCAGGAGGTGCTGGACGCCTTCAACGACGCGCTGACCGACCGCTATACTAAGTCTGAGACAAACAGCTACGTGGGCCAGGAGACGGAAAACCTGGTGGAGACCGTGCATGTGGATCTGACCACCGGAGTGATTACCGTCACCAAGAAGGACGGCTCCAAGGAGACCTTCGACACGGCGCTGGAGAAGGTGCCTGCCACCATGGCCCTGGTGGACGAGGAGAGCGGCACCTATCTGGTGATCACCAACGTGGACGGCAGCCAGACCAAGACGGATGTTTCCAAGCTGATCGACACCTACACCTTCCAGAACTCCGCCGAGGTGGCCTTTTCCGTGGATGGGAGCGGGAACAATAAAACGGTGACGGCCTCCATCCGCCCCGCCTCCATCGGCCTGGATCGCTTTACTCTGGAGGTTACACAGAAGCTGGAGCAGTACAACGCCACCAGCAAGGCCAACGCCGACGCGGCGGCGGCCTCCGCCCAGGCGGCCAAGGCCAGCGAGACCAACGCGAAGGGGAGCGAGACGGCGGCGTCCGGGAGTGCGTCCCAGTCTGCACAGAGCGCCGGAGCGGCATCCGGCAGCGCATCCCAGGCCGCGCAGAGTGCAGGGGCAGCGGCGGCCAGTGCGGAGAGCGCACAGAGCAATGCGGCCCAGGCGCTGGCGGCGAAGAACGCGGCGGAGGCCAGCGCTACACTCTCTCAAAGCTGGACCGAGGGTGGCACTGGAATCCGGGAGGGTGAGAATACCAATAACGCCAAATACTGGGCGGGTGTAGCGCAGGGCGCGGCAGGCGGCGGCGTGACGACCTTCAACGGACGCAGCGGAGCCGTGGTTCCCGCCAAAGGTGACTATACCGCGAAAATGGTAGGGGCCGTGGCCGAGCCGAACGGCGGCAAGGCGGGCCAGGTTCTTACCAAAACAGAAGACGGAACCGAATGGGGAGATGCCCCGAATGCCGAAAATGCCGTCACTGTTCCCGGCGGCGGCACAATGCAGATGGGGGAGAGCCTGGGCGACGGCCCCTACACCATTGAGGTGACAGAAGACGGAGAGGGCGGCGGCATCCCCGCCGAACAGGTGGGCTACAGCAATACGGGTAGCGGACTGAAGGCTACCAACGTACAAGAGGCTATCGACGAGCTGGCGGGGAAGGGCGGAGGCGAATACCTCCCTTTGACTGGCGGGACAATGACGGGTCCGCTCACTTTAAGCGGGCTGCCGACCAGCGAAAACCACGCCGCCAACAAGCAGTACGTGGACACGAGTGTTGAACAGGCGCTTGGCTCAATCGGATATAGTCTGATAAAGGAATACACATCGCCAGGGAGCTACACCCATACGTTCGACCGCAAATATACAGATGTTTTTGTGGTTGTGGTTGGCGCTGGAGGCGGCGGCGGTTCGAGTGGAGAGCGCGGTGGAGGTGGCGGCGGAGGTGGGGCCGCAGCGTTCTTCCATGTTTTGGATAGCAGTACAATTCAAAACAATAGTATTGTTGTTGGAACTGGTGGAGCTGGTGCAGTCTCTTCTTTGGGACCGTCCGTCACTAATAATGGCTCCGCTGGTGGGAGCAGTAGCGCTTTTGGTATTACCGTACCTGGTGGCAGTGGTGGAATAGCCAATCTTGGTGGCATGGGTGGTGGCTACGCCCCCAATGAGATTGTTCCTGGTTGGCTCATGATAGGTGGTAGTGGTGGTAGCCATAATAACAATGGCGATGGCGATGGCAATGCCGGGCCTATTATTTCTATTGTTGGGTTTAAACCTTTCGGTGGCGGAGGGGGCGGAGGGGGCAATCCTAGTCTTAATGATCCGCCAACTCCCGGCGGAAATGGCGGTGACGGTGGAGCCGGTAATGGTGGCGCTGGAGCTACCGGCCAGAGCAATGCAATAATGGGTAAAAACGGTACCCGCGGTGGTGGCGGAGGAGGTGGTGGAGCGGGATGGACTTTTCGTTCCAGCGAGTATAAGCCCAGCGGCATAGGTGGCAAAGGCGGCGATGGATATGTGGCGATTTACGGTAGGGAGTGATTTTAATGAAAACAGTCTATTTAAATGAGGATAACACTGTCCGCGAAATCATCCCGGAGTATGCACTCCCGCCAGAGATGTGGTATAGCGAGGCATTTGCACGGCGCTGTGTAGAGGTACAGGACGATGTAGAGCAGGGGTGGCGCTACAACCCAGAAACAGGGCAGGCCGCTCCGGACACAAGACCGCCGGAACCTGAACTAACTCCGCAATACGCCGCCGCTATGCGGGCCTATGCGGCTACCAGCACGACCATACCGGACGCCTACGCCCTGGACATGCCCGACCTGTTCCCCACGTGGGAGGCGGTTCTAGAGGCCGGAGAGGAGCTCCCGGCGGGTCGTATCCTAAACGACAGCGGCCAGCTCTACCGGGTGGTGCAGGCGGTAACGCCACAGGCGGAGATGCCCCCGCACGACGACGGCATGCTCGCCATCTACCGGCCCATTGACCGGGAGCACGCGGGCACAGCGGACGACCCCATCCCGTGGGTGTACGGCATGGACTGTTATGCGGGCAAGCACTACAGCTACAATGGAAAGGTCTACAAGGTGGCCGAGGGCGGGGACATGATTCCCTGCACATGGCCGCCCGACAGTCCCGGCATGTGGCAATGGGTGGAGGTGTAGCACATGGCTATCATTGTAAACGGGAAAAAAGTTGCCGGTCTCGGCCTGCCCGGTAAGGACGGAGCTCCAGGAGCAGACGGCAAGGATGGTGCACCTGGAAAATCCGCCTATCAGGCGGCAAAAGAGAAAGGATATACCGGAACCGAAGAGGAGTTTAACACCGCTCTGGCTGGTATGCAAAGTGCTCCATTCCTGCCGCTGAGCGGAGGGACAATTGAGGGCGTTCTCGAAATTAGATCAGGAATTAAATTTGGATATGGCGGCGATTCGATAAAACTATCTCCCACATCTGCAAGTCGGCTTGAATTGGTGGCTAATGCTTCCGGCGGGTCAAGTGGCGGCTCGGTTGGCGGAACAGTTGAGCTGATAGGGTTGTCCGCGCCAACGGCATCCAATAGTGCCGCTAATAAGCAGTACGTGGATGAGCGCGCGGGGGCGAGGGTTGTCACGGGGACCTATGTGGGAACAAATGAAAACGCACTGAATATAAATTTCCCATTTAGTCCTCTTTCTGTTTTTATTTTTCAGCTAAATTATGTTGGTGGTATAGACGAATATTTCTCGGTAGTTGCTCCAGAATCTGACTCTTTATACTTCTTTGATGGATCTAGTGGATCACGTTTAATTGTATCTTGGAGTGGAAATAGACTTACTATATATACCACTAACGGGACTTTTAACAGAACTAACGCAAAATACAAATATATCGCATTTGGTTAAAAAGGGGTAGAAAGTATGACAATCATCCAAATTGACCCGCTGGAAACCGGCCAGCACCCGATCCAGAGCCAGAGCGGACGGCGCGCCTGCTGGCTGGAGGGCTGGATTGAGGTGCCCGCCCACCTCCATGACGCGGTGTGGGCGACCTATGGCTGGTGCGACCTCCAGATTGAGGAGAACAAGCTGGTGGGCATCACCCCCACCGAGCGGCCCCCGGAGCCCGAGCAGGAGCCCAAGCCGCCCCTCGCAGAGGACATCACTCTGGACATGCTGTCCGAGCACGAGGCGCGGCTGTGCATGCTGGAACTCACCGCTGCCACATGAGAAAGGAGACACAATGACAACCGTATACAACCTTTGCAAGCTGCTCATCCAGAAGAACCGCACCGACGGCCTACAGGACAAGATGGATGTCTATCTCGCAGCCGACCGGCTCACCCCGGAGGAGTACCAGGAGCTGGCCGGGCTGCTGGCCCCGGAACAGTAATCAACAGCGGGATCGCTGGATAAAAGGATGTGAATCAAATGAGTAAGATCATTACATACATCCCGCTCTCGTCCGTGGAGCGGATTGAGCTGAGAGTCACCAACTGCCGCAAGACACTTTCCCAGGTCAAGGAAGAGACTGGTGCCCACTATGTGTTGAATGGCGGCATGTGGAACCCAGACGGCTCGGCCTGCCCGCTGCTCAAGGTGGGCGGGGTGATGCGCTCCGGTACGCCCTGGAGGGCGGTGGGCTACGCCTGGGACAAGGGCCCGGACATCCACATGACCTCCGAGTACGAGGGAGCGGCCAACTTTATCGCGGTGACCGCCCTCATTTCCTCCGGAAAGCCAGTGGATAAGCCCTCCTACGGCTCGGCCCAGGGAGGCAAGCGGGGGCGCAGCGCCATTGGCCTGCGTGGTGGCAGTCTGGCCCTCTACTGCTCTGGCGACGGAACCGGAGACGTGACCACGCCGGAGGAGTTGCGGGACGAGCTGGCCGGGCTGGGCTGGGCCTCCGCCGTCATGCTGGACGGGGGCGGCTCCAGCCAGTGTGACTTTGGCGGAGAGCGCATCACCGCCAGCCGCAAGGTGCACAACTGGATTTGCGTGTATCTCAAGCAGGGCGGTACTGAGACGCCGCCGGAAGAGGAGGACAAGCCTATGGGCAAGTATACTGTATGCCTTGACCCCGGACATGGGCCGGGCAACGCCAACGGCTCCCCGGATGGTACATACAAGGAGTGGGAGTTTACGTGGGATATGGCACAGCGTGTCAAGCCGTTGCTGGAGGCTCAGGGGGTAGGCGTGGTGCTCACCAAGACGGCGGACAACTACCCCGGCCTCACGGAGCGGGCCAACATCAGCAATAAGGCAACGCCGGACTGCTTTGTGAGCATTCACACTAACGCTTACGGGGAGGGCGGATGGTCGAGCGCGTCCGGGCTGGAGATCTATACCAGCGCCGGGCCCATGACGGCCCAACGAAATGTGCTGGCCTCTGACCTGGTCAACGTCTTCCACGCCGCCGGGGTTTCCCTGAGAAGTGAACCTATCAAGCATGAGATGTATACCGTGCTCGCCAAGACGGACGCTCCCGCCTGCCTGATTGAGTACGGCTTCCATACCAATAAGACCGACGTGGAGTATCTCAAAGATACCAAGTATCGGGACAAGCTGGCCGAAGCCACCGCAAAGGGCATCTGTGAGTTCCTGGGCGTCGCGTGGCAGGCCGAACCGGGGACAGATTATGCGGAGGACACCCCGGACGTTTGGGCCGCTGAGGCGTGGGAAAAGGCCAGGGACAAGGGCGTACTGGACGGCACCCGTCCCCGCGATAATATGACCCGGCAGGAGCTGGCCGTCGTACTGGAGCGCTTAAACCTATTGAGCTGAACAAGCTGGAAAGGAGGACGAAATGGCAAGCATCAAGGATTTGCAAGACCAGATGAACAAGAACTCCCAGGCGTGGCATGGAGCCAATAAGGCCGAGCAAGACCGCCTGCACAAGGAGAACGAACGCCTGCAAAGCCAGATTGACAGCATGACGGGAGGAAGCTCCACCTTCAATCCCGGTACTGGCAAGTGGACAACCACGGGTGGCTCCAGCGGCTCCAAGGGAAGTTCTTCCTCCGGGAAAGGAAGTTCAGGCGGGGGGAGCTCGGGAAAGGGGAACAGCGCCTCCGGGGTAGGAGTAAACACCGGAATCCAGCAGCAGATTAAAGACCAGATGAATCAAAACTCAAATGCCTGGTGGGGGGCCAGCGACGAGGAAAAGAAGCGGCTGGAGGAGGAAAACAAGTATTTGTCCGGCCTGTTGAACCAGAACGGGGGGAACGTCAGCTTTGACCCGGTTACAGGTACTTGGAGCGGCAGCGCGGGTGGATTGACAACGCCGCAGCTTCCTCAAGTTGAGGACTATTCCAACTATCTGGAGGAGATGTATGCGGCGCAGAAGCGGGCCGCTTTGGCGCAGATTAACAACGCCTACCAGCAGAACGTCAATGCAATCAACCGGGCGGGGGAGGGTGTGGACACCCGGTATCAGAACGCCCGGAACCAGGCGGCAGGGGCCAGTGAGCTGGCAGCTCGTAACTTCAATGAGTATGCGGCGGCGGCTGGTTTGAACTCCGGCGCGGGCGGTCAGGCCGAGCTGGCCCGCAACGTGGCTTTGCAGAACAACCTGAACGACCTGAGTACAGCGGAAGCGCAGACCTACGCAGACCTGGAACAGCAGATGGCGAACGCCGAGGTGGAGTACAACAACGCCATCGCGGAGGCGGAGGCCAACGGCGATGCCGCTCTGGCGGCGGCCTTGTATCAGGAAAAGGTGCGTGTCCAGCAGGCAAACATGGAGGCTCTGATGCAGCAGTATCAGATGGATCTCCAGAATCAGCAGCTCCAATATCAGCAGCAGAAGGATGCAGCCAGTTCGGCTCTGGCCGAGCGCCAGCAGATGGCCCAGTACGGGAACACTTTTCTGGAGATGGGGCTTATGCCCTCTCAGGAGATGCTGGACGCCATGGGCATTACGGCGGCGGACGCGCAGGCGTATATTAATCAGCTTTCGCTCCAGGCATCCCTCGCAGCCGCTGGCGGAAGGAGCGGGAGTTCCGGCAGAGTCACTGGAGAAACTACCGGCAGTGACACCGTTGAGAAAGTATCTGCCCCAATCTCCAACGCAGGAGGCTCGGTTGGTGGCAACCAGGTGCAGGGGAACAATTCAGAATGGAGTGGAATTGACATGGACAGCGTGACGGCGCTCGGCTATGGACCGGTCAGCAGGGCCTACCTGGAACAGATGGTGGATAGTGGTCAGGTAGAAGCATATCAAGATCCTGCTACCGGGCTGATCAAATTCCGGCGCGGAACCACTTCGACAGTCCCTTCCCGGCCCAGTTTCGGTAATATTCAGTCCTTGATTTAGAGGTGCCCTTATGGCGAAGCTGTCAGAGCTGCAATCCAAGGTAACAGGGAGCGCAATCAATGTTGACCCGCTTGGGAAAAAGCGGCCGACAACGCAGACGGTTTTTAACACCTTGCAGCAGAGTGTATCACAGAGCGCTGCCCCGTCTCCACGTATCAGTAAAACCACAGCTCCCTCCTTTTTGCCTAAGAGCAAGGGGAAAGCCCTGACCCTGCCCAAAGCGGGAGAGAGGGGCTTCCTGGCGGGCGGGGTGAGCGTGGAGGGCTCCCCGTTCCTGTACGGAACCGAGCGGGCGGCCGCCGCTCTGCTCGGCGCGGGAGAGGGCGTTACGGACTTTATCGGCAGCGGCTTCTACAAGGGGGTGCAGGGCATCAGCTCCCTGGGCGGGCTGGCCCCCAATCCGGTATCGGAGTGGGCCGGGCGGAACGCCGACGCCTTCCTGGAGAACAGTGTCACGCGGGACTATGAGGAGAGCATCCGTGAGCGATACCGCCCCAGTCAGGGGGCGGAGAATGTAACCGGCATCGGACAGGCCATCGTGCAGATGCTCCCCGGTATCGGCGCGTCCAAGGCCGTGTCCGCAGCAGGGAAGGGGCTCAACGCGGCCCAGGCGCTTTCCCGCGGGGAGAACGTGGGCCGGGCGCTGTTCGGCATTCAGGCGGCGGGCAACGCGGCCAGCCAGGCCAAAGCGGAGGGGGCGGACACCGGGCGGGCGCTGGCCTTTGGCGCTGCCTCTGGGGCCCTGGAGACCGCCATTGAGGGCATCGCGGGCGGCATCCCCGGCCTGGGCGGCGGAAAGGTGGGGAAGATTGCCGAGGCAGTCAAGGCCAGCCCCCTGGTCAGCCGGGCCCTGGATATCGCAGGCGAGGGCGGCGAGGAGGCGCTTTCCACCGTTCTCACCCCTTATTTGCAGCGGGCCATTTATGACCCGGACGCCCCCAACGCCACACCGGAGGAGATTGCGCAGAGTGCCATCATGGGCGCGGTGGCCGCCGGAGTGCTCCAGGGCGGCCTAGAGCTGCCGGGGGCGATTTCTAATGCGGCGTCCGACATCAGAACCACCCGGAGGGCTATCGGGAGCAACGAGGACATTGCCCAGAGAGCCACCGCCAATATCCAGGCGGGTCAGAACATGGCCCGGTATTCCAGCGGAAATCCGCTGTCCGTTACCTTACCGACGGTCGAAGAGTCCAAAAGTGGCCTCTTCCTGCCCGGTTCCCCCGCCTATCAGCAGGCGGATAACCGCATGCCGGGCGAGCAGGTTATCCGGGCGGAACTTCCTGGAGCTGGGCAGAAAAATGCAGATGTGGAACCTCTTGTTTCAATAGATAATATACGCCGGTATCAATCTGCAATCGACGGCGTTTTTATGGGCACGCTTCCTACTGGCGCCGATATCGTGCTCGGGCAGACGCCATCCATTCTCGCTGAGTATGGAGCGCCTGCGCTTGATCTGCACATGCGGCAAAGCGTCGCAAGGAAAATTGCATATCCATCCGGATATATGGGTGGAAAGCATAATCTTGGGCTATCAGCGCTTAAAAATCTCCCTTATCAACTTGCAGACCCCATTGCAATTATAGAGAACCCGCAAAGCAATTCGAGAGGTCTTGCGAGTAAGATCGTTCTTACAGAATGGAACGATTTGGACGGAAAACCTGTTATTATTCCGATCCACCTAAATGCACAGGGTGCAATTGATGTTCAAAACGATGTTGCATCTGCATTTGGGGCGGATTATATCCAAAGAATCATTGGTAATAATGGCGAAAATGTGCTGTATACAAAAAATAACGAGGACATTTATCAGCTTCTTTCCAAAGGGCGTCCAGTGCCCCAGGCGATGGCTGATGATGTCCTCGCTAGAAACAGTATACCCCCAGCCGGGCAGGATGTCAACCTACAGCAGGGCGATCGCGGTGAAACACAGGATACGCCCAGGGAGGGGCCTGGGCCTGCCTTTGAGACAGGCCCGGAGAGTTCCGTCGGCGCGGCTCGGAAGGGCTTCGACCCCTGGTCGGAGTTCCAGGGCACCAAGAGCGAGTTCTTCCCCGAAGGGGCCAACGCGGCCCGCCCGGTGGACGTGCCCACCACCGACCCGCAGGGGCGGCCCATCCGCAAGACCGCCTCCACCGCCATGGGGGCAAAGGCTATTCCCGACGAGGCGGTGGGCGACATTCAGAACATGGTGCTGCGCGGGGAGCTGTCCTATGACCGAGTGAGTGACAGGGCTTCCATTGACCGGGCCGTGAAAACCATTGAGATGAAGGGATATCAGCGGGCGCTGGAGGAGTTCTCCACCCAGGTGCGCAAGGGCTTAGTTTCCAAGGACATTGCCACCCTGGGGCAGCAGCTTCTGGTGAATGCAGCCAACGCGGGAGACGGGAAGGCCACGGCGGAGTTGCTTTCCCTCTACGCGCAGATGGAGACCACCGCCGGGCAGGCAGTACAGGCGGCCTCCATCCTGCGCAAGCTGGCCCCCAGCGACCAGCTTTACGCCGCCCAGCGCGTGGTAATTGAGCTGGAAAAGGCCATCCAGAAAAACTACAAGGATCTGGAGATCACCATCGACCCGGCGTTGATTGAGGAGTTCAACCAGCAGACCGACCAGACGGGCCGGGACGCAGTGCTGGATAAAATCAAGGATAACGTGGCCGCCCAGGTGCCCGCCACATGGCAGGATAAATGGAACGCCTGGCGGTACATGGCGATGCTCTTTAACCCCAGGACGCATATCCGAAACGTCGTAGGCAACGTCGGATTTCAGCCGCTGCGCTGGACAAAAGACCGGGTGGCGGCGGCTATCGAGGCGGGAGTCTCCAAGGCCAGCGGGGGAAAGCTGGAGCGCACCAAATCGTTCGCGGCCAACCCGGCGCTCTACAAGGCGGCGTGGGCGGACTGGACAAATGTGCAGGACGTGCTTTCCGGGAATAAGTATGACGACATCAGGAGCGACATCAACAGCCGACGGAGGATTTTCAAGACACTGCCGCTGGAGGCAGCCCGCAAGGGGAACTCATGGGCGCTGGAGGCGGAGGACGCCATTTTCAAGCGCATCACCTATGCCGACGCCCTGGCCGGATACCTCCAGGCAAACGGCGTGACGGCAGAGCAGATGCGGAACAACACGGTGGACGCGCAGCTTCTCAGCCGGGCGCGGGACTACGCAGGGCAGGAAGCGCTAAAGGCAACCTATCAAGACCGAAACGCGGTGTCGGATTTTGTCTCCACTCGATATCAGGGCAAAGGGAGAAAGGTTGTAAACTCTGCGATAGACGCAGTGCTTCCGTTCCGACGTACCCCAGCCAACATCCTTGTGAGGGGCCTGGAGTACAGCCCGGCGGGGCTGGCTAAGGCACTGAGCTATGATCTGGTGAAGGCGAAGAAGGGTGAGATGACGGGAGCGGAAGCCATCGACCACATTGCCGCCGGGCTGACCGGCTCTGGTCTCATGGCCCTGGGCGCATACCTGTTTGCCCAGGGGATTGTCACCAGTGGCGGCGGGGATGATGAGAAGCAGGACGCCCTCAACGACCTGACTGGCGGGCAGAATTACGCGCTGAACTTGCCTGGCGGCGGGAACGTCACGCTGGACTGGCTGGCACCAGAAGCCTTGCCCTTCTTCATGGGCGTGGAGCTGATGGATTCCATGGGGCAGGGGGGGAACACGGCGGAAAGTATTTACACCGCCCTGAAATCCATCTCCGACCCCATGCTGGAGCTGAGCATGCTCCAGTCCCTCAACGATATCATCGACAGTTGGTCTTTTGCGGATAACAAACTGGGGGCGTTGCTTTCCTCCACTCTAATCAGCTACTTTTCCCAGGCGGTGCCCACTGTGGGCGGCCAGATTGAGCGCACCGCAGAGGACAGGCGCATGACCACCTACACCGACAAGAACCTGCGGCTGCCCACCGATATCCAGTACGCCATCGGGCGGGCCAGCGCCCGGATTCCAGGCTGGGACTACCAGCAAGTGCCCTACATCGACGCCTGGGGGAGAGAGGAGAAGAACGGGACGCTGCCCATGCGGGCCATGAATAACTTCCTGAATCCGGCCTATACCTCTAGTATGCAGGTGACGGACGTAGACAAAGAGATTCAACGGCTCTACAACCAGACTGGGGATGGCTCCGTAGTACCGGAGCGGCCGCAGAAGTACATCACGGTGGACGGCGAGCGGGTGGATCTGACCGGGGAGCAATATGTGGAGTATGCCACAAAGCGGGGGCAGACCCAGTTTAAGCTTCTGGAGGAATTGCTGGACAGCAGTCTGTACCGAAGCCTGAGTGATGAAGAGAAGTCTCAGGCGGTGAGCAGCGTGTATAACTACGCTGATATGCTAGGGAAGGCTGCGGTCAGTGATTATCAGCCGGAAGATTGGGCGGTGGAGGCCCAAAACGCAAAGAAAGAATTGGGCATTTCGACATCGGAATATCTTCTGCTGCGTGGGCAGTATGGGGGCTCTCTCCTCAGCGGAAAGAAGGTGCGGGAGGCATATCAGGCCGGTATGCCTGCACAGGACTATCTGCGCTGGGCCGTCCAGGAAAAGGATACGGACGGAAGTGGAAGGACGAACCAGGCTGAGACCATCGCCGCCATTGAAACCAGTGGCTTGAGCCAGGAGGAAAAGGATGTGCTCTATGCCGTGGAACAGGTATCGGATGCAGGGCGCCGGAAATGGGAGCGGGCACGAGACTGGGGCCTGAGTGTTGAGGACTACCAACGATATTATGCTATCTATTCCGGAGACGGAAAGAAGGAGGAAAAGCTGACGGCATTGCAAAGGGCCGGTATGACTGCGGCCCAGGCAAACTATTTCTGGAACCTTATGAGCAAGAAGTAGAAAGGAAGGTACTTACCATGAAAGAACGACTGTCCAGACTGCTGACCGTAAAATCCATCGTCACCCTTATTCTGACGGTGGTATTTGCTTATCTTTCCGTCAGTGGGATGGTGGGCATCGACCAGTTCCTTACCGTGTTCACCGTTATCATTGCGTTTTACTTCGGAACACAGGCCGAGCGGGCACAGGGGAAGGGGGCGTGACCGATGTCGGAGCACGAGTGCAGCGGGACGGACTGCGCTTCCCTCGTCCGCATCAAGGCACTGGAGAGGATGCTGGAGGACGAGAAGAAGGAGCGCTCACGCTCTCACGAGAAGATCTACAACCGCCTTGGGGCCTTGGAGCGTGGTATGACGGCTGTTACCACCCAGTACAGCCAGATCATTGCACAGCTTGCCACCATGTCCGCTGATATAAACGCCCTGAAAGAGAAGCCGAACAAGCGCTGGGAGACAGTGATCACGGCCATCATCACCGGAGTGGTTGGATTCCTCTTGGCCAGGCTTGGAATGGGGTGAAGGCATGTCAATGGCCCGCGTGCGGTTCCAGGAGCGTTTCTGACCTCAGAAATGAAGCTGGCAATCCAGAAGGCGAACTGGGGCTGATAGCACGAGAAAATGGTGGATGATGTGGCCCACATAAGGGTCATGCTCGACCAATACAGGCTATAAAGAAAGCGCAGGGGTCAACGCCCCTGCGCTTCTTGTTCGGCTTCGACCTGTAGTTTTTGCCAGGCGGCCCGACTGATATTGTAGACGGTTTGACGAGAACACCCCAGCTTGGCGGCGATAACTGGCTTGGATTCTCCGCGCATCAGAGCCAGCAGCACCCTTCGCTCCCGGCTTCGGCGGGGGAACAATTTATAAACCAGAGCAAGAAAGTCCTGGTCCTCATAGGATTGGAGAGCTGCAATGTTCTCCTCGGATGGAATGTCCTCCTCTAGAGAGTCATCCGGGTGTATTGAGCGTATGTAATCAATGATGTTGCAGCGGATGCAGCGGCGGGCTAGAGGCTCAAAGGGACGGTTTCCGTCCCACCTTTTGGTTGCTTCCCATAAACCGATCAGACCATTTTGTAGGGCGTCTTCGTCTTTAGCTGCCTCATTGGAGACAGAATAGGCCACGGAGCGTACCAGATAGCGATATTTGATAATAAGGGCCTCCTGCTCTGCACGGTTCAAGGGCTATCCCTCCTTCGGCGGGTCTGGGAGGGGCATCCAGTGGGTGATTTTACCCGCACTGGGCCCAATATCCGTCATCCATTCACCCCACAAAATCCAACCTACAGATGTTCCAATGCGCTCACAACGCACGATAACTCTCTGCTTTTCCTCCGGCAACCTCTCCTTGACGCTAATCCACTCACTCATGCTGTCCGCCCTCCCCGTCGTGGATGTTGCCGCCGTGTATGAGATTGGGCCAATTCTCCGGCTTCGCCTTGTCCTCCAGCGTCCAGTCGTTACACAGTCCATCTTCATCCGCCAGTACATAGCGCCCTTCGTCTTCCCAATAGGTCACAACGCCGAGGATGCAAACACACTCGTTCCCGTCCTCGTCCTCTCCCCATTCGCCCAGCATATCGCCAGTAAAAATCTTGTGTACTTCGGATGACGGCCACGCTTCCCGCCGTATGTCGATGTTGGTGTACTCGCAGACCGTGGCGGGGTCAACTTCAAAGAATCCGCCGAGCATGATCCCTTTTGTGGGCGGGTCTGCCCTGGCCGATACCAACCGCGGTAGAATGTACGCTCCAGGCATAAAGTCGGCATCTTCCGGGACAGCCACAATGTTTCCCTCCACCCACTCTCCATTATCCAGCCGCTTGGCTTTGAAAAGGATTTCTCTCATTGTTTTTCCTCCATCATCGTTAAAGCCTTCTGCAAGCAAGCCTGTATCTCTTCACTGATAGCAGCATTGCTCTTTGCGAATGTACTGTCTAAGTAGTTTTTGTCATGGTAAGCAAGAGTTTCTAGAGCTAACGCAACACGAATGTACTCTTCTGACGTTTTGCATACACACTCAGGGGATTTCATTGGGCACCTCCGATGATCTCGTCCAATGTGGCCCGCCTTATGCTCCTCAGCGTAGGAAACGTTTCATCAAGGTTCTCAAGACTGCCCTTATAGTTGTCTTCGTCATCATACATGTAAAATGTCTGTCCCACTATATCAACGTATGCCAATGTTTTAACAACTGGATATAGCACTTTGATAGCCTTCGCCCTCTCCACCTCCTGCTCCGTCCAGCGTGGCTTGCGGGCGATGTTTTCTGGATGATTTATGAGATTGTTAAGACATTCCACAGTGGAGAATCCCCAGCAGTCATTTGATATTTCAATCTGGAATGTCCCATATTTATTGATACGAAATCGCCCTAACGTGTTTCCTCTAATTTCAAACTTTTCTTCTGGTTCAACCCCCAGCACCTTGCAAATTCTAGGCTTGTCCATGTTGGCCCCCCTCCTTGATTTTCAGGTACTTTTCGATGGCTTCGTTTAGGTCGGCCTCCTCGTCCATGCGAGCGCCGCAGTTGGGGCAGTACGTTAGCCTGTAAGGCTGGCTATACGCAATGTGGTTACAAGCAGAACACAAAAAATGATATGTTCCATAACTTTTCCCGCAAGAACAGTATGCATTATACTTTACGGGTTTCCACTTCCCATGCCGCACCGGGGCAACGTCGGCGGCGGGGAGGTTGGATACAATCTGTTCAATGGATTCTCTTGTGAATACCCCAATAGTTTCATAGTCTCCTATTGTAGTAATTTCTGGAGCAATAGCTTTCTCAATCGCTTCAATGACTTTCGCCTTTGTGATGTACTCCTTCATTCCTCCGCCTCCCGTTTCTTCATGTCTTCGTATAACTCTTCCATCTTTCGATTCCACCCCTTGAGCTTCCGCAGGCCAAGCAGGCCAAGCGCCATCCACTCCACAGCAGCTATGATCGTCAGAATATCAGCCATCCTGCTCCCTCCGTAGTGCGGCCTCGGCAGCGTTGCGGGTTAAATAGACCTCAATTTCTTTTGTTCTGGCGTGCCGTTTCTGGCAGATATCGCAATAAAAGCTATCCACGATGTACGCTTTTATTTTTCCGTCTTTGTCCGTCTGGGCCAGTTCGCGGAGGCGGTCAGGCGTTATGCCAAGGGCTTGCCCAGCCAACTTCAAAATAGTATCCTCACTAAATGCTCGTTTGAAGTCCTCCGGCTCCAAGCCAGCCTCCTCATAGGCTGCGAGGCGGTCAACGTGCGGCCCGTAATCTTCTCTTCCTTCGGCATCGATAGCTACAAACCATTTTCCACCACCATGCCCATTGTCACACCAGTATGTCAGTCTCTCCATGCTCACCCCTCCTCCGGGCCGCGCCACTTAAAGCAATCGTTCACATAAAATCCGGGGCATTCTGCGGTTTGTCCATTTTCCCCTACTGGTGGCAAATCATACTCACAAAGTCCGCAAAGGTCTATTCCTGTTGTCTCCAGCCGATATTGATTCACCACAAATGTCAGATCACTGACCGCCGCATCCCTCTCCCGCTTCACCTGCTCCAGCTCGGCCTCTTGCTCTTGTAATAGCAAGTGCCTCCTATCAAGTTCTTTCGCCTGTCGAAATACTAAGTCCACATTACTTTTTAGCCCGGTCCACAGCTTCTCGTTTTCGGCCTGGAGCGTGGAGAGGGCGTCAGCCGCCTCTATACACAAATCCATGATTTCCAGTGTTGCCTTGTCCTTGTACAGGCTGTCGGTGCGCAACCGCTCAATCAGCTTCTCAATGTCCATTGTTGCCCTCCTCCGCTGGCTGCTGGAGCCACGCCAGCCACCCATAAACCTCTGCACAGGCTCCTCCACCCTCGTATTCAAGCCATCTCGCCAAATCTGCGTCGCTCATGGCCCGGATGCGGTCGGCGTTGGACAAAATTCGTCCCGGTTTGTACTGAGGGCACCAAGAAATTCTGGCCGTTGTACCGGCGTTATTGCAGTCATTTTTGCAAGTAATGCAAATCGTTTTCATGCGTTCTCCACCTCTTCCGGCGGCCCATCAAAGGCCGTCCAGTATTGTCCGTACAGATCCATAGAAAACGGCTTGATGTGCTTGCAGTACAGATACCCATCCCTGCACCCCTCTGCAATCTCCAGGCCGCCCCATTGGAGCTGAGCTATGCCTGCCCCCTCAATGTAGATTGCGGTCTCCTGGGTGATGGATTCCAGCTCCTGGCGGGTGTATTGGCGTCTCATGGCGATACCTCCGGCAGGCGGCGGTAGGCAAGCCATGTTTGGCCGTATAGTTCTCTATTCCCGTAATCGTACTGGTCAAACGCCGACACAAACAAAGCCTTAATATCGTCAACGGTATGCACTAACACCCAGCAACTTTCCCCATCTTCCAGCTCGACGATATATACAGGCTTCCCCACCATATTGCCCAGCTCATTCCATGTCAGCGGCTCGTTCGGCGGGGTGAGGGTGGGCATATTAGAGATCGCCTGCAAAAGCGCACCCCGTTCAACAGCGGTTAAATCTGTTTTCTTGATATACTCCTTTAGCGCATCCGAATCAATCGCCCTCATCTTTCAGCGCCTCCAATTCCTTCAATCTGATGTCCACGGCCTCGTCCGTCATGGGAGCGCCGCAGTTAGGACAAAATGGTGTTCTACTCCAAAAATAGCTTATTGGATACCCACACTTTGAGCATTTACACATTTGCTCCACCTCTTTGTTGGTGTTTATCCATTCTCCCCGCATCCGCTCCACCTGCTCTCGGCTGACGGGGTGGAGGGCGGCAATTGCCATCTTAGCGGCTTCAACCTCAGTCGGCTTATATGTCCAGTATTCGATTATGTTTTGCAATGACTTGATCGCTTCTTCTCGCGTCATGGCTGGGCCTCCAATCTCTGCAATTCCTCATCCAGCCCAACAAGAATACCATCATACTCCCCATAATCGACATTCTCGCTGCCACACCTTTTACATTCCAGCAGCACCCCCGCCTCCGTCAGCCGCTTGGCCGCCTCTCTATCGCCCAACAGGGCTAATTTGATATCATCCACCACAGATACCTCCCCACTGTTGGGCCATAGCCTTTGCCAAGCCCGGAAAGGTCTTGGCCCTGTTTTTCTGCCGGTCTTTGCCGCCTTTCATAAACCATGTACCAGCTTCATGGCATCCGCACTCCGGGTCTCTGTCGGTTCCAAAAGCGGCAAACCTTTTAACCACAGTCTTGTTTTCTTCTGGGCGGGATGCCCGAACATCCAGGGCTGCACCTCCTGGCTGTGCGGCGGCATTTCATAAATTCTGCTTGATACTGGATTTTCAACACAGATTTTCGGGCAGTCCGCGTCCAGAAATTTCAGAAAAAACTCCTTTGCCTCCAAACCTTTCTGTATCGCTCCTGATTGAGGATGCCGCCGCGAAACAGGTGCTTAGCACCAGCGTTTGACAAGTATGTACAGGGTGGAAACGCCAGAATCATATCCCACTGTATTTTCAGCAACTCCAGAGCATCACATCTCAAATGCCATTCCGGGTGCCCCCCGCTGCAGGGCTCAATGTCGCAACTGTATGCCTCATGCCCCAGCGCCCGGAACGCCTTGCAGACCTCCTGGCTCTCCTCACAGGCAACTAAAACTCTCATTTTCTCTCTGCATCGTGGCCGCCCTGCTGGGCGCGCATCTTATCGTCCATTGTACTTTTCCTCCCGTACTATGCGGCCATCCCCGCGCTTTTTTGACCGGCTTGCCATCTCATAAATACTGTGCACCTTACACCCGAGCGCTTTTGCGCACTCCTGTGCCGTGCCAAACGCCCGGACATTCCCTTCCCGGTCATAGATGGTGTAATCGCTGTATGGACGCCTTCGGGTACGGCCGTAGCACGGCAGCCGCAGTTTATAGTGCCGCCAGTAATACACCTGGCTTCCCGACGCCCCAATTTCTTCCGCAATCTGCTGGTCGTTCAGCCCAAGCGCGTTCAGCTTTTTCAGCCGCCGCAGCTGTAATGTTGTCATAGCTTATCTCCCGTTGAGGTATGCCATCTTAGCTTGAGGAGACCGATTGTTCGACGGCAAATTATTCCTTGCCCTCCATGCGGCGATTGGATTTTTTGATAAGCCAAAGTGCTTCCCAATTTTGATATCGCTCATGCCCTTCCGGTACAGTTGCATACAGACCGCTTCGTCAAATACGGCCTTTGGCCTCCCGTTTGGATTCGGCGGGGTGCGTTGAACTGTCTTTTTCTCTGTGCAGCGTGCGCCCGGCGGGCAGATCAAAGAGCGGGCATGCCCGGTATAGCCTATGTAGTCGCAGCAGTACAGCCCGGCGGTGATATAGCATCTGTAGATGCAGTCAGCACAGTGCTTATCCACGGGACAGCCTCCTGCGAGCATACTCTGCCATTAATAGGGCCTCTGCCATACCGTCATTGTCTTTTCGACCGCCCTCTTTTCGCAAATTAGCGATAGGGAACAGCCGCTTGCACACCTGAATGGAACTGTTTTTGTCCCCGGTGATGGAAAACTCTTTTTTCCATTTCTGCGGACGTACTAGTTCATAAGGGATTCCGAAAGCTGTGAGAAGCCCTTGGATAAAACCGAAGTTCTCTCCAAAGTGAAACATGGAGTTGACTCCCTGTCCCGGCATGGCTCCCACATGCTCCAGGCATACGATGCAGTCCGCTTCTGAAAACTCCAACTCGTCTGCATATGACTGCGGGCCATAAGGGACAATTCGGAAAGTCCTGTCCTCCTTAAGCACTGCCATAGCTCCGTTTTTCCCCGGATCAATTCCGATGTATGTCATGTTGATTCCTCCGAATCACATTGAAAGATTATTTTTTTCTAAAAGTTTATACCAAGTTGCCGCGGTCAGCCCCGCCTTTTGGGCCTCTTCCCAAGTGCCCGGCACCCCGGCGGCCCGGCGCTGACGGCGCAGCTCCTGCCACCGCTCCCGCAAGGACTCGACCGCGGGGTCTATGTAACGGGCAGTTGGAGTCGGCAAACTTTGTGTTTTCGGCGTCTCCGGCTGCGGGCAGCGGGAGGAGATGTCGGTCGGGTCAGGCCAGTATTTTTGTGTCCGAAAATAGCTCACCACCGCCTCCCGCACATCGTCCACAGAGTAAGGGGCCAGCGTCAGCGCCCAAACAGCCCGCAAAGCATTGTCCCTGAGGCGAGGGTCTTTAGGCCGGTAGAAAGCAAATAGCTCGAACAGCTTGTCCGTGTCCTCACGGGTCAAAATATCACGTCCTTCCTGTACTTCTACCGGAAGTCTACCGATAGAAGCCTTCTTCTCCTCCAAATTACCGCCATTCTCTCAGGAGAAGGAGGAGGAACGGGGGGATAATAGGGGGATAGAGATAGGGGGTGTGGGGGAAAGAGGAAGGGGGGCAGAAGGGGGGGGCGGTCGTCAGGATACAGCACGGGGTGTTCCCCGCCGTCTATCCCTGTTCGCCCTGGCTCTTCTGTCCGATACACCCGAAAGCGTTGTCGGTTAAAATGGAAGCTCCCCGTCGTCGTCCGTCAGCTCCGCAAACTCCGCCCCACCGGAACCCGGCTCCGCCGGGGGCGGTGTATCCGCTGCGCCGGCCTCCGTGTCCCGCCTGGAGTCTCCGAAGTACACATGCTCGGCCAGCACCTCGGCGGTGCGGCGCTTGTTGCCGTCCTTATCCGTCCAGTCCCGGAGCTGCAAGCGACCCTCCACCACGGCCATGCGGCCCTTGGTGAAGAAGCGGGAGACAAATTCGGCGGAGCTGCGCCAAGCTACAATGTCGATGAAATCGGTGCCCTTCTCTCCGGTGGACTTGTCCTTGAAGTCCCGATCCACCGCCAAGGAGAAGTTTGCCACAGACACCCCGCTCTGCGTCTGGCGCAGCTCGGGATCACGGGTCAGACGGCCCATGAGAATAATCCGGTTCAGCATGTATGCTCCTCCAAAACAACGGTGGTGACGGAAGGCTGGGGCTCCTCATAGCCCCGCACGTCCTGCACCTCCTCCACGGTCTGGATGCCCAGCAGTACCTCGGGGCAATGGGCGCGGGCAAAGAAGGAGGCGGCCCGGTACATCATCATCTGACGGGGCATGGTTTTCCACTTGGAGCCGCCTTTATCCATCCAGCCCTCGTCCTTCGCCATTTTCAGGGTGATGGTGTCGGAGACACACTGTGTTCCGTTGGCCAGGCGGGTAGCGCGAGCAAAGCAGCCCTCGGAGGGAGTTCCGGTCTCGCCCACAAATACATATTCCAGCGGCGTGAACTTGCCGCAGCCGTTGACCGCGGCCGCGCAGAAGGAGCCGCTCCAGGCGGGCTTTCCCTTCACCACATAGAGGTTCTGCATGACCATCATGGGAGAGAGCCCCTGACGGTTGGCAAGGTCGATAGCAATCAGGCAGTTCTCCGGGCTGTTGCGGTAGCTGTCCGGTACCAAGCCGGAGCGGGAGAGCATACCAGCGGTGCGGTACGCCAGGTTCATCAGTTTGGTGTCGTTCCACATGGTCAAGCCGCCGGGTATTGCGGGTGCGGGGGTAAGAACCGGGGCCTCAGCGGCCTCCTGGGCGGTTACAACTTCATCAGGCATTGCGTTTCCTCGCTTTCTTTTTTAACGCACTGTGGAGGGTCAAGAGCGCCTCCGGTAGCGCGTCGTCTCGGTCGAAGGGCTGGAGCTTATAGGTTCCATCCTTCTTCAGATGCAGAATAAAGAGCTTGTCCACGGGAAGCCCCTGGGCCTCCAGCAACCAGCGGTAGAGGTTGAGCTGGGCGGCACAGAGGGGGCTATGGATTGTATAGCTGGTCTTGATATCCACCAGGGAGCATACGCCGTCCACGAGGCCGTAACGGTCAATGGTGCCCGCGTAGCGGCGCTCCGGGTGGTGGGAGGCGTACTCAATTTTCCGCCACTCCACCGCGTGTTCCCGGCGGAATTTCAAATAGGCTTGTAAGTAGGGTAAAATGGCGTCCTGCACATCCACGGAACCGAACTTATCCAGCGACTCACAGGCTTTGTGGACGGCGGTGCCCCGGTCTGCGGCGTTGTCGAGCCTCCATTGTGCTACATCTCCGTAAATCTCGCGGGAAAGAAAGCGGCACAACTCGGATACGCTGGGCAGCTCTTCCCCGTCCAGGGTATACTTGTGTCCCTGGTCAAAAAACAGCAGTGTTGCCATCAGCTTTCCGCCCAGCTTTCAAAGTCGGGGCCATCCGCGTCGCTGCCCTCGCAGTATTCCTTAAACTGCTGGAGCACCGGCTTCATGTAGTCCTCATTGATGATATCCCACATGAACTTGAACCACTTCCTGGGCCATGCCTCCGCATACTCCACAACCGTTTCCGGGGCCTTGATTTCCTCCTGGCACTTAGTGCAGATAGAGCCAGTATCATAAGAGTACAGGTCAGCCCCACAGCGGGCGCAATAGCCTGTTGGAGCCTTCTCCTGCGTGTCACATAACGGGTTTGTGCAAATCATGCCTTCTTCCCCTCCTCCAGCGCGGCCCAGACCGCGGTTTTCTTTCCGCTTCTGGCCTTGCGCTTATCAATGACGCCGACCAGCCGCAGGGCCTTCAGCTCCGTGAGGCGGGGCCGGACAGAGTTCTTATCCGAAAATCCGAGGGTGTCCGCCAGCTCCTCCGCCGTCATTGGCCCCCGCTTCCGCAGGGTGGTGTAGATCAGTCTGCGGCGGTTGCTGGCCGCCATCTGGATATCCTGATACGCCTCGCGGCGCGTTTCCTGTGTAATCCCCATTGACAAATCAGCTCCTTTCCCTGATAATAAGGGCAGATGTTCTTTCTCTTGCCGCCCTCCGGTCTCGCACACCGGGGAGCGGCGCTTTTATTCGGTCTTAAATGCTTCTTCATAACTCATTTCAGTGGCATCCAAAATTTTATCTATCAATGTTTTGCTTGGGACAACTTTGCCTGTAAGAGCGTTGTATACACTCATGTTTGAGCAACCCAATAGCTTAGAAAACGCAGAATAACTATATCTGTTTTGGTACAGCCATTCTTTTATTTTTGGATATATGCAAGTCTCATAATTACTGCGTCTTCTTGCATGTGTTTCAACAGGAGGAGTAATCTGCCGAATATACTCCCGTGACACTCCAAATTTTTTCGCACACTCTTCTAGTGATGCTCCGTTCAACCTCATCCTGTATGCTTTTACTTTTTGGTCTACTGTCATAACACCCTCCTATTTTTGTATCCCCTCGACCGGGATGCAGGCCCACACATCGTCGATGCTCTCCGCGCCCTCCAGTCCGGTGATCTGGATGGTGAGCGGGCCGGTGGGTGTGGGGGGCGGGGTGGTGGTTGCCGCCGGGGTCTCAATGGCTGGCTGTTCCGGTTCCTGGTTCCAGATGATTTCAACTAGTGCAACCAGCGCCAGCGAGAGAAACAGAGCCGCAACGCTCGTAATCAGATAGCGGTTCATAGCAGCCACTCCACCCAGTTCGGCAGCCCGCAGGCTACCAAGATGCAGGCGGTAAACACTACCGCACTCACAGCCTCCCGGAGGGCCCGGCGGCGCTCATTTCGGGTCTTGCTCATGGTAGCTCACCTCCTTCGCCATGTCCTCCAGCTTGAACAGGGTTTCCATGTTCAGGCGGACGGTGCGGTCGCCGCCCAAAAGCCGGGAGACGGTTTCGTCCCGGATACCCAGGGCGCGGCCAATATCCCGGTTGCGCAGCCGGTTCCGGCACTTGTAGACGGCCAGACCGTCGGCCAGGCGCTGGGCCATGGCGTCATAGCGGGCCGCCAGACGCTGGTCAGCGGTCAGATACACTTTCGGCATTGTGCTTCTCCTCCTCTCGGTTGCCCAGGGCCTTGATTAGCTCCGGGAAGGTCATGCCATAGGCGGCGCGGGTCAGGCGTTCCACCAGATGGCGGGTGTTGTGGGCCTGGAGTTCCAAGTCCTTGATTTTGCCGTTCTCGTTCACAAAAATTCCTCCTTGCGCTTGCGGCCGCAGGGAGGTTGTGGTACAATCTTCCTGCAAGCCTGATTGGTTGCTTCAATTAGGTTTGCCGCCCTCGCCGGTGGTTCCAGCACTGGCGGGGGCATTTTCTTTTGTCAGCCATTCCAGGTGTTTGCAGGGCCCCCGGCGGCCCTTGAGGCAGCACCGGCGTCGGTGGATGTATGCGTCATTCATGTAGCGCTCGTGCAGACGGCACCAGGCCGTCGGGGCCGCTGGGGCCTTCGTCTTGCGGCGAGTCATGGCTTTATGGCGAGTATGTCGCAGATGGCGTTGACAATGCTGGGCGTCGCAAGCTGGCCGGTTTGGATTTTATACATGTAAGAACTGTCGAAGTATAGCCCTGTCCGGGCCCGGACTTCTCCGATCAACCAGGCCTGATCCTGCTCCAGATCGATCAGGCGGCGTTTAACGTCCTTCCCGAAGGGGGTAATGGGCCGTTTCTTTTTCTTCATGCTCTCTCCTCCTTTACAAGTGAAAGTAAATGGGATAGAATGTACCTGCCACACGTGGCCCCTTCCATGGGCACCCAAGCAAATGAAGGGAGGTGAGGCCATCATGGAAAAGCTCGTTACCGCAGCTTCTCTCATGATGCCGAGCCGTTGTCCCATGCCTCCACCCATGAGGCACTGACCCCTGCGGTGCGGACGGGCCGCAACAGGATATCGGCCAGAACGTAACGGGAGTGCCTTCCCCGCCTACCCCTAAAGCCAACCATAGCGAAAGGGATGTCGCGAACTGGTGAGGACAAATTAACCCGGCGGAAATGCGGTGGAGAGGCACCTTCACCGCATTTTCTGTTGTCTGGCAGGTATATTCTATCTTGACAATTACCGTATTGTGTAATAAACTCAAAGCGTCAACAAGAGTTTGTGTGTCACACAGAACGGGATTGCCATGTCACTATATTATTACTTTTTGCTGTGATAGTCAAGGTGAAACAATACCGTTTTGTGTGGTTTGGAATAATGCACAAAACGGAGGTGTATTTTATGTCTATCCTGTCTGATCGGATAGATCTGTTATGTAAAAACAAAGGTATAACAGGATACAGACTATGTAAAGACATTGGAATAAGCCCCAATTTGCTCACAGAACTCAGGGGTGGAAGAAGAAACGGAATTAGCGCAAAAACAGCGGATAAAATCTCTAATTATTTCGGAGTAAGCGTCGGCTATCTTTTAGGAACAGAGAAAACAGAAAAGCCCGCCGGCCAGGAGGCCGACGGGCGGGGGGACGCAGTGATTATTCACAGGGGCGGGCGCACAACGCGCCGAGTGCTCACCGATGAACAGTGGAAATTGATTGAGGGAATGTTCAACTTGCAGAACACGGGTTCTGAGCGGGAGGATGACGATTGGTAGCTAGGATATACGGCTCAAACTGCCGATAAAGGCACCATTCAGTTCCAGACTGAAAGAAGTAAGAACAACTGCGCTCCTCCATCCACTGGGCATCCAGGTCATGCAGACGTTTTAACCGCTGGAAGGCAATTTCGGCGGCCTGCTGACTGATATGGCAGAGCTGACGGATGGCGAAAGGACCACCTACATGCAGGGCCCGCAGAACACAGGCGGGGGAGAGAAGCTGCGCGGCAAAGCGGTCGGCCTCGATTTCTATTTGAGGACGGGGTTTCTGTTCCTTGGCATCACGGTGGATGATACCAGTGCCGTGGTTTAAGCAGTAGTGACCGATTTCATGAGCGACGGTATAGCGGCGGCGGCCTGGGCTAAGATGTGGATTATACAGGATAACAGCGCCGCGTTTACCGCGGATCAGAAAGCCGTCCGCACCAAAGGTCTCATTGCCTAGGTTGCTTTCCTTCAAAATCTGATACCCTTGCGTGTAAGAGCATAGGAGGATACCAAGAGATTTGCAGATCTGGTCAAGGTCAATAGGCAGCTTTGTGATATTGCAGTGAATTAGTGTTTCCCAAGCAGTCATGTAATCCACCCCTGAACGGTGATGTGTTGAGCTCATTATAGAACGGTTGTTCGATTTTTGCAAGACGGAAAATTATACAATTTTGGAACTGCATTTTTACAGTGATTTACAGAAGAAAGAGATGACTATGGGACAATTAATCGTATATTCATGAAAGGGGAGCAGATAGAATGAAGAGAGAATACAAAGGTTTTGTCGCGGGACTGCTGGTGGCTGGGGTAATCGCCGGGACGATTGGAACCGCCGGGGCAGTTGTGGGCAGGACTCAGGCGGCATTGGACTATAACAATATCAAGATATCGCTCAACGGGCAGACCATCACGCCGAAGGATGCCAACGGGAACACGGTGGAGCCGTTCGCGATCAATGGAACCACCTATCTGCCGGTGCGGGCCGTGGGAGAGGCGCTGGGGTTGGACGTCGATTGGGATGGAGCGACGAATACCGCTTTGCTATCTGGCGGAACTGAGGCTGGAATAGACCCCGTGGTCATGGACGCATATATATATCAGCTTGACAGGCTGAAGAGCATCTCTGACGCAGCAAAGTCTACAAAAGAACTGGCGCAGTTAATAATGGGGTCTGAGGCGCTTGCGTCAAGCGGATGGCTTGATATAAACTCTATAAACAGCATGAAGAAGACCAACGCAGATTCGATCGATGCTACGAATGATTACGTTGATGTTATTGAAGCCGGCATCCGAACAGGAGACAGGATGGAGGAAGTTATGCGGCTCGGGATCAAAGATGTTCGGGACGCGCTGGCAGACCTACAGATTGCCAATAGCTATCTCGGAACAGGCTCTATGACATCTGATTATTACAGCAGCGGGCTTTCAAAGGCCAGCACTGTATCATCTTCCATGGATTACGGGTATTCGCAGATCTATGCGGAGGTGCAGACGCTGATTTGGGGGGATTGACCCATGAAGGAGATGGACAGGCTACAAGAATCCACTGTTTTAGCCGTTGGGATTGCCAAACATAAAGAACTGCCCACGAGGAGAGACGGCCTTGACAATCAAATACAGGACGGTTTATAATAGACATAGAAAGGCGCTGCAACAAGCGGTTAGCCCGGTATGAGGTTAATAAAGCAAAGCTCTAGAAACCGTCACTTGGCCGAGTGGCGGTTTCTGCTTTTCACAATAATCGTAACGGTGAACCGTCCGATATGTAGTGTGATCCGCATGGGCCTCACCCCCTTTCGGGAGGTGTGGCTAACCGCCTGCCGTTGTGCAGCGCCTGTAGACAGAATAGCACAGCAATCGACAGAAAGCAAGAGAAACCGCCCCCGGTACTCGCAATACCGGAGGCGGCCATAGAAGGGCAGATGCCTGTGGGCGCTTTGCTCCCTCATTATAGCAGACAGGAGGGATTTTTGCAATGACTGACCAGGAAAAGCTATGGGCTAAAAGGCGGGCGAAGGCCGCGAAGCTATCCGGCCCGAAACCCGTCGAGCTGCCCTCCCACTCCTGGCGGTGCCAGGTGATGGTGGACGGGCGCCGGATCTCCGTCGTGGACGACGACCCGGAGGTTGCACATGCGAAAGCGCTGGCAATCAAAACGGGGATGCTGGTGAGCAAGGACAAAGAACAAAAGGTGACGGTTGACGAGGCGATATCACGCTATATCCAGGCTGGAGAAGGGGCGCTGTCGCCTACAACGATACGAGGCTATGAGACGATGCGGAAGCACAGGTTTCCTGGCCTCATGAGCAGAGACGTACATACAATCACGCGCCTGGACGTGCAACGCGCCGTCTCCGACGAGGCAAAGAAAGTATCCGCGAAGACCATAAAGAACGCCTATGGGCTCCTGACCGCGGTGCTGAAAGACTATGGGGTGGACGTGTCCGGCGTAAAGCTGCCCCAGCGGGTGAAGAGGCAAAAGCAATATCTTACTGTGGAGGAAGTCGTGAAACTTATCGACTGTGCGGTGGGTGATCCGTGCGAATTGCCTATTGTTATGGCCGTATGGCTTGGCATGAGACGATCGGAGATATGCGGTCTGTATTGGGATTGTGTTGACTTCGACGGTGGCAAGGTGGAGGTCCGGCGGGCTATGGTGCCGGACAAAGATAACAAATGGGTTATAAAAGAATACCCAAAGAACGAAGGTTCGCAGCGGCTTGTCGGATGCCCGGATTATATCATGGAGAAGCTGCGGGGCATGTACCATGGGCAGCAGGGGAGAGTATTCCAGTGGCACCCGGACACTGTGCGAAAGCATGTCCATGCCATCTGCAAGCGGGCCGGAATAACGGACACCACCGTGCACGGGCTCCGACACGCAAATGCAGCTATTATGATATTGCTCAATGTGGTGGATCAGTACGCCATGGCCCGAAATGGATGGACTAGCGATTACACCTTTAAGCAGATTTATGGATATGTGTTCCCCGACGGAGCCCAGGAAACAGACCAGATCATAAACGCATTTTTGGAGGAGAAACTAAAATTGCACACGGATTTGCACACGGAAAACAGTATAGACTAGAGCTGCAATAGATATATGAATTTTTTGGGTGGGTTCAAATCCCTCCTTCTGCGCCAGAATGGAAACCCCGCAACCGTAATGGTTGCGGGGTTTCCTCTTACTCTCCCAATGGATTGAGGATTCCAAAAACAAAGATTTTGATTCCGCGATGGAAGGGCAGAAACCGCTTCCGTGAGCAGAAATTACACACGGATTACACACGTGGAATACTGTGCTGGACATGAACGCAGAAAACCCGCCCCGGTAACCCAGGGCAGGCGGTGATGATATTGTTAGATGCCCCAGCCCTCGGACAGGATCGGGAGCGGGATAAACGGCCCGCCGCGCTGGGTGTGGTCAATGATGCAGGGCACGCCGTCAGCGTTGGCGGTCAGCTCGTAGCAATCAGAGCCTCGGAAAATGTGCTTGCGCCCGTCTCCGGCCTCTGCCGCCTCAAATCCTGCGGGTAGCTCTACGGTAACGCGCCGGGTCCATGTCCGGCTAATCTCTGGGTACTCCTCAAGCGTTACCTCTGCGGGCTTGCCCGTCTGGATCATGTCGCCGGTGCGGGTGATATATAACGTGGTAGTCATGTTAAGCCATCCTTTCCCCCGGCTCTGCCGGGCTCCGTTGTGTTGATTGTATCGCGCCCGATCGGGGCAGTCAAGATTTTTTCGCCGTCTCCCAGATAATCATGATCGGGAGGAGCAAGATAAACAGAATAATCAAGCGGGGGGCACCTCCTCGGCGGCTTTGTTCATTTGAGTTTCCCACCAAGCGGTTTTTTCTTCCAGTGTTTCCCCCGGCTGCTCCTGCGTTGGAATGTCGCAGATAGCAAGCAACGGGCAGCCAGAACATTTATAATCAAAGTGCTTTTCGCAAATCAATTTGACTGCATTTGACAACATGTTCATTTCCTCCATTCTCCCGGGGGTCGGGTCAAAAGCGGGTGATTTCCTGTCCATCGCTTGCCACGTCCGGGAGGAATGTTCCCAGGCGGGCCGGGTCGGTAAACAGGTTGTAGCCGTCAATGCCCACAAACTGGGCAACCTCCACGGCGTTCCCGTGGGCGTCTCTGTCGATGTAGCGGCGCAGGGTGTAGGCTCTGCCCTCGTAAATATAGCGCCCGCCGTCCTGGTAGTATTCGCGGGCCTCGGCCAGCGTGGCGGCGGCGATCTCGTCAATGGTCATTGTCAGCCGCCTGGCGGCGTCTCTGTATCGTTTCATTGTGCGACCTCCTCCATGTCAACGCATTTTTGGAGATTGTCGGCCTCCGTGCCTAGATTGAAGATATTACCTAGATAATAGGCCTTTGCCTCCTCGATAGAGGCATTAAGCTGGGTATACAGATAGTCTCCATTGGAAAAGGTGACTTTGTAAGTATTCATTGTGCGGCCCTCCTTGCGGCCTTGTTGACCGCTGCACGGTTTGCGGCGTTTGCCTTTGCGCTGATGCCGCTATCATCAAACAGAATTGTAAAGCCGTCATTCTGGAGGCTTGCGGCCATTTCTACGGGGTCAATACCGGGGAACTGGCAAACGTACTCGATGCAATTATAGCGAAGTTCCTGCGGCCTGCCGGAGATTTCCGCCGTTCTGATTAGATCGCGCTTGTAACTGCCGAAAATGCGGCGGGCCTTGTCCTCTTTGGCGGAAAGAATCATCTGCCGGAGTTCTTCCGTTCCGGGTACGGCCCAGAGACTGACGGCGAAAAAGGTGTTTTCCATATAGTTCACGGCGAAGCGGATTTTCTGGGCGTCTCCGCTCTCTTTGGCGGCCTTGTAGTCCCTGATTGCGTTCTGGATCAGTTCAGCGCGTTCCTTGTTCGTCATTTCTGTTTTCCTCCTTGTCATGGAGGGCTTGCCCGTGGTATACTGGGCGTGCCCTGGTTCGCGGTTGTTCTGGGGCTTCTCTTGCCCTGGTCACTGTTGCGAGCAGTGGCCAGGGCTTTTATTTTAGCGTTGCAACCCATTTTCCGGCGTCGTCGGTGGTGTAATACCACTGTACCCCAAATGCTGCCAAAGTGGCCGCTATGGCCTTTATTTCGCGGTCTGCGGGGCTCTGGCCGAAGGGGTCAGCCTCGGCGATGCTTTCGGCCTTAAGTGCGGTTAGCCTGTCCATAATGGGCCGCATGGCCTCAGCGGGTTCCTCAGTGGCGCTGGGGGTCAGCATCTTGGCCAGGTCTGCGGCGGGGTCGTTAGTGCTGTCCTCCTCGCGGCTGGTGCAAAATTCGCCACCGGTTTCTGAGTTGCGGAAAATCTGGCACCAATAGCAATCATCGGTCTTCTTGTATCCGGCTTTTTCGGCGGCGCTTTCCATGCGCCAGAGCTGCATATTGTCCTGATATGTAATGGTCTTCATTTTCTTTCCCTCCCGGCCTGTGGCCTTGCTTTTCCCTGCCGGTTGTGTTATAGTGGGGGCGACATGTGGCAGGCCATGCCGCCCCGTGTTGTGCTTTAGGCTCCCTGTGCTGTGCTAGGCTGCGGGGAGCCTATTCTTTTACTGCTTGGGAATTGCTTCCCGGATGATGCGGGCCGCGTCTTGTGCGTCCTTGGCCGTGGCCTCTACCAGCTTGGCCAGGGTTTCAAGATAGGATGCAAGCTCGGTCTGGGTCATGCTATCAATCTCCATTTCGTTTACCTCCTGCCAGGTGGATTCCGCTTGGCTGTTGTCCCTTGCGGTGATTTCATGATAGCACGGTTATACAGTGCTGTCAATTAGACTTGTTGCACAAGGTTCTTTGGGCGGTTTTGTGGAAACTATACACTGTTAAACCGTGAAAAGACATGATACAATATAATAAAGATTTCGGGAGGTGATCACATGGTAACCTCGGCAAAACGCAAGAGCAATAACGCATGGGACAAGGCCAATATGACGGTACTAGGGTGTAAGGTGCGCAAGGACTACGCCGACCGTGTGCGGGCAGTCTGCGCCGCTCACGGGGACACTGTTAACGCCTTATTACGGGACGCACTGGATAAGTATTTAGAAGAACACGAAGAGCGAAAGTCATAACTTTTTGAGGCAATTAGTCTGCCTAACTGTCACATAACACTAAGTCTTAAATGACCAAAAATAAAAAATTTTTGAATCCGCTATCTGTTGCAGTACAATGGATAGCGGATTTACTTTAGCGTGATGCATTTTACAAAACGCGATTTTCGATCGATCTCCTGGATAGGAGCAGAGGCTCACAGGTTAAGGGCGAAAGGAGGCGCACCAGCCACATGTACAAAACAGATAAGCAGAGAGCGGCGGAGGGGAGACCATCATACTACACCGCACCGGAGCTGGACGCAGCCTGTGCCGCCTACTTTGAGGACTGCGACGCAAACGACCGACAGCCTACCAAGCCTGGACTCCTTCTCCATCTTGGGGTGACGGAGAAGGAGTGGAAGGTTTGGGAGGCGGGGGAGCCTGGATATACGAGACACCCGGCGATCTGCCAAAAAGCACTCCTGGAGATGCGCGACCGATTGGAGCAGCGCAAGGACACGGCAGCCATCTTCCTGCTCAAGCAGCGCCCCTATGGAGGCTATACAGACCGGCCAGAGCCCGACAGTGTGGGCGGAATAAAGATCCACGTTTCATTCGGCAAGGATAAGCCCAACTCAACAAAATAGTGATTCTATTGAGTTGAACGAGGCGGCAAACCATTGCGGCGCAATGAGTGAGAGGCTTTGCATACTGTATTCGCAATATGCAGTCTTCAGACCACAATATATGGGGGTGTCTGCACGGGCTGCACTGCATGGATAACCAGCGCCCCAGGGCGTGCAGGTGAGCGAGGGAGCAGGGGAGAGGGGAGGCCCTACCCCCACCCCGCCCCCACCCGGTACGGGGGTAGCGGAAAATCGGGGGTGCCTTTCCAGGAAGGGTATAGGGGTATCACCGCTTTCACCAAACGCCTCCAAAGCATTACACAGGGGATTCGCCAAGCGGTAAGGCATGAGGTTTTGGCCCTCATATCGCAGGTTCGATTCCTGCATCCCCTGCCACCGGCGTGAGCCGGACTTTTCCCGCATCCTCCTTTTCTACCGCCCGGTGCCGAGGCGGTAATATCGGGCCCCTACGCCGCATGAGGCGGGCGGTGGCACCAGATGTATGGCACCACAGGTTAAAAGCAGACGGGCCTTCCTTGTGCGCTGTGCGAAAGCGGCAAGGCGAAGAAAATTATTGTTGGCTGACCCCGGCTCTATAAAGATGAACGGTTCCGACTGACGACACCAGCGGAGGGGTTGAGATGTACCGTGATTATCAAGGCTGTTCCTATGGATGGAGTATGTGAGGTGAGGATGGAAAGGTGTGGCAACGTAGACCGACCAGCGGTGTCTAAGCGTCAGTAGCAGAAACGGAAATAGGTTGCTGATTGTAATACAGCCTTGATGATTGTGATGTGATCCCGCATAGCGGGTTACATACAATTGAGCGGTGGCGGAACAGACACTAATTGTGGTAAAGCTGGTGCGATTACCAGCAATAGTAGACGCTGACAGTGAAGAAGAGTAACCGTCTGTGAAGAACAAAGCAACAGCGGCGAAGTCGTGGGCGTAGAGCTTTGGTGAGGCCCATATGTGAGGTGCAAATCCTCACCCGCTCAAATTTGCAGCCCCGCAGTTGCAGGAGACGGGGGCGGGGGTACTACAAAACAGGGGGTGGGGATGTTTTCATGGCAGACCCGAAAATTTCAAAACAGAGAGCTGTGGTTCAGGGCGGATGGGTATTGTGTCCGGTGACCTGGGCCAAGATTGGGGCGCTGGAGAAGGGGGCCCACGGGAGCGGGGTAGCTCCCTACTGCCACAAGTGCAAGGCATCCCATCCGGTGATATTGAAGGAGCCCTAGAGGCCAACTACCGAGGAAAACTCGGCGGTTGGCCTCTTTTCGTTTGTCTGGAGGCAGGTTGTGGCAAGGCGGAAACCGAATCAGCCCACGGGGGAAATCAAGCTGGAGCTGGGGGAGCTGTATCCCAAGCAGTGGCAGTTCATAGAGAGCAAGACCCGGTACACGGCCTATGGCGGCGCGCGGGGCGGCGGCAAGACCCACGTGCTGATCCGGGCCTGCATCCGGGGAGCCTTGCAGTATCCGGGCATCAAGATTCTGATTCTGCGGCGCACCTACCCGGAGCTGGAGAAAACCATCATCCAGCCCATGAATAAGCTGATTAACTCCGCTACGATGGACGGGCGGCCCTGCGGCGACCTGATTGCCACCTACAACGGCACCATGCGAATGCTGTTCTTTGCCAACGGTTCCACCGTGAAGTTCGGCCACTTGCAGAGCGCAGCGGCTATCACGGAGTACCAGGGTCAGGAATACGACTGGATTTTCATGGACGAGGCCACCCACTTCACCGAGTATGAGTTCCGCACCATGGGCGCGACGCTCCGTGGCGTCAACGAGATTCCGAAGCACTTCTATTTGACCTGTAACCCCGGCGGCGTCGGGCATCAGTGGGTGAAGCGGCTGTTCGTCACACGGGAGTATGAGGGCGTCGAGAGTGGGCGGGATTACTCCTTCATCCCCGCCACGGTGGAGGACAACAAGGAGCTGCTGAAAGCGTCCCCGGAGTACATCCAGATGCTGGACACACTGCCGGAGGACATCCGAGCGGCCCACCGATACGGCGACTGGGATGCCATGGCCGGACAGTATTTCAGCGAGTTCCGGCGGGAGCGGCACGTGGTGAAGCCCTTTATTGTGCCGAAGGAGTGGCCCCGCTACCGGGCGTTTGACTACGGCCTCGATATGTTCGCCTGTTACTGGTTTGCCATTGACTTTGACGACCGGGTGTGGGTGTACCGGGAGTATTGCGAGAGCGGCCTGATTGTGTCCGAGGCAGCGGCGGCCATGCGTCGGCTGACCCCGCCGGAGGAGCAGATTCAGTTTACTGTTGCCCCGCCGGACATGTGGAGCACCCAGAAGGACACGGGGCGCACCATGGCCGAGATTTTCATGGAGAACGGCATCGGGATTGTCCGGGCCTCCAGCCAGCGGGTGCAGGGCTGGATGGTGGTGAAGGAGTTCCTGAAGGAGCGACCGGACGGACGCCCGGGGATGCTCTTCACCGAGGACTGCCCTCGGATGATCCGGGATTTGCCCGCCCTCCAGCACGACGAAAAGAACCCCTCGGACTGCGCCAAAGAGCCCCACGAGATTACCCACAGTCCCGACGCCCTGCGCTATGGGCTGATCTACCGGACGATGGGGGCACGGCTGGAGCCGGTGCGGCCGGAGCGGGACGATGTGGACTATGTGGAGGAGTACGACGACTACATGACCGGCGGAGAGGCCGCCGACGGATATCTGAGCTACGGAGGATAAGGACATGAACAAGCTGATTTCGCTTGCCCTGCACGTGGGGCGGCTGGAGGCCCGCCTGGAGGCTCTGGAGAAACGGCTGGAGCGGGAACCGCCCGCGCCGGAGGTGCACGTGGAGCTGGGACATGCGGCCACGGGGGCCGACCCGAAGGCGGAGGAGGACGCACGCCAGGCGGAGCGGCTGTTGCAGGAGGGCATTGACAATATCATGGGCTATCAGTGGCCTCCCCGGCGGGAGGGTGAGTGATGGCAAAGAAGGAAATCACCCCCGAGTCCGTGTGGAACGAGTACGAGACGGCCTGCAACTTCAAGGCCGGGCTCAATCTGTATGACAATGTGCGGGCCAACGAGAACTTTTACATCGGGAAGCAGTGGGAGGGAGTGCAGTCCAACGGCCTTCCTACCCCCGTGTTCAACTTCATCAAGCGGATCATCCTCTATGTGGTGGCCTCTACAGCCACGGACAATCTCAAAATGGCGGCGTCGCCTCTATCCTCCTCCGGCATGGCGGCCCTGGGGGATCTGGAACAGCTGACGGATGTGGTCAACGCCCAGTTTGAGGCCCTGTTTGAGCAAAATAAGCTAGGGAAACAGACCCGCGAGTTCATGCGCAACGCCGCAGTAGACGGAGACGCCTGCATTTACGTTTGGTTTGACCCCGATGCGGAGACCGGGCAGACGGCGAAGGGCACCATCCGCACAGAAATTTTGGAAAATACCCGCGTGTCCTTCGGTAACCCCACAAACCGGGATGTGCAGAGCCAGCCCTATCTTCTGATCTCCCGCCGGGAGCTGCTGGACGAGGTAAAGGAGCAGGCCAGGGCGCAGGGCGGCGCGGCGGAGGACATCTTATCGGACTGCGACGAGACCGGAGACCGCTTTGACGCTATGACCGACGGAAAGGTGACCACCATCACCCGCTTCTGGAAAGATGGGGGAACCGTCCGCGCCATCAAGACCACCAAGGACGCGGTGGTGCGCAGCCAGTGGGACACGGGGATGCAGCTCTATCCCATCGTTTGGATGAATTGGGACTACGTGCAGAACTGCTATCACGGACAGGCGGCGGTGACCGGGCTGATTCCCAACCAGATCTTCGTGAACAAGATGTTTGCCATGACGATGATCTCCCTCATGACCACCGCCTATCCGAAGATTGTGTACGACAAGACCCGGATTTCCCGGTGGGACTCCGGGGTGGGGAAGGCCATCCCGGTCAACGGCGGAGACGTGACCAACGTGGCCCGTGCCATCGACCCGGCGGCCATCTCGCCCCAGGTGAGCCAGTTTATCGAGCTTGCCATCTCCCTCACCAAGGAGTTTATGGGGGCCACAGACGCGGCCCTGGGCGATACCAGGCCGGACAACACCTCCGCCATCATCGCCTTGCAGAAAGCCTCCTCGGTGCCCATGGAGCTAACCAAGCAGAATTTCTTCCAGTGCGTCGAGGATTTGGGGCGTATCTGGCTGGATCAGATGCGGGCCTACTATGGGGTTCGCTATGTGGACTTGAAACCAACCGAGGAAGAGAAGCAGGAGATGCTCTACCTGGGGCAGGTGCCGGACGACAAGCCGCGGCCCACGGAGTTTGACTTCTCCCTGCTCAACCAGGTGCCGTTGTCCATTAAGCTGGACGTGGGCGGCTCGGCCTACTGGAGTGAGATTGCGCAGATGCAGACCCTGGACAATCTCCTGATGAACGGCCAGATTAACGTGGTGGATTACCTGGAGCGGGTGCCCAACGGCTACATCTCCAACCAGCAGGAGCTGATTCAGACCCTGCGGGAGCGGATGGGGATGGTTCAGCCAGCCATGCAGGGGCAGACGGGAGCCGTACAGGCTGGGCAGGGTAACACAATCGACCTGGCGGCGGGTTCCGGATACGGGAACCTACAGAGGGCCATCAATCAGACCGGCATGGAGGGAATGGACCTCTCCCAGATACGGGTATAGCGGCGGACCAGCCGTGACCAAATAAAAGCCGTCCAGACCAGGGCGGGAAGGAGCGAAGCAATATGGACGAGACCATGGAGACCGTGCAGGGCGACATTGAATCCGCCTGGAGCGCGGAGGACCCGGCGGGCGAAGCAGAGGGGACGGAGGCGGCGGCTGCGGCAGACCAGCCGAAGGGCGGCGAGGAAACCCCTCCTGCGGAACCAAAAGCGCCGGATGCGCCGGTAGCGCAGCCGGAGCTGTTTACCCTCAAGAACCGGGACGAGACCCGCCAGGTGACCCGTGACGAGCTGGTCGCCATGGCGCAGAAGGGGTGGGACTACGACCATGTGCGGCAGGAGCGAGACCAGCTCCGGCAGTACCGACAGGAAGCGGATCCCGCCCTGGAGCTGGTGAAATCCTACGCCCAGCGCAACGGTATGTCGGTTGGCGATTACCTGGACTATTGCAGAAAGCAGGAGCTCATCGCAACCGGCATGAACGAGCAGGACGCGGCAGCCAGGGTGAGCATGGAAAAGGAACGGGCCGACCTTGCGCGGCAGCGGGCCGAAATCCAGGCGTATCAAGACCAGCAAAACAGCGTTCTGAAGCATGCTCAGCAGCAGGCCCAGGCCCGGAAGCAGGACATTGAGGCGTTCTATCAGTCATACCCCGGCGTAGATCCCAAGAGCATTCCGCCCGAGGTGTGGGGCGCGGTGCGCGGAGGCGACACGCTCACAAATGCGTACACCCGCTGGGAGAACAAGCGCCTACAGGCTGAGCTGGCCGCTGAGCGGCAGAACAAGGCCAACCGGGACAAGACCCCCGGCAGCCTGGGCGGGGACACCGCAGACGACAACGCCGGCCTCATCTCCAAATACTGGGACGAGGCAGATTAAGGAAAAGAGCCCAAGAGGCCGAACCGGAGACGGTGAGGCCCATCCCTCCGCCCGGTTCGGTGAGGGCGGAAAGGAAGTATTATGGCAATCAATTTAGCGGAAGCCTTCTCCAAGAAGGTAGCCGAGGCATTCAAGCAGGACTCTCTGACCGACAGCGCCACCGGCCACGACTACTCCTTCTCCGGCACCCGCACGGTGCGGGTGTGGAGCGTGGACACCGTGCCCCTGGTGGACTACCAGCGCACCGGTTCCAACCGGTACGGCACCCCCGTGGAGCTGGGTGATACCGTCCAGGAGATGACCATGCGGGACGAGAAGTCCTGGACGTTCACCATCGACAAGGGCAACCAGTCCGACCAGTACAACATCAAGGGAGCCACCCGCGCCGCCAAGCGGCAGATTGAGCAGCAGGTCATTCCATATGTGGACAAGTACCGCTTCCGCGAGTGGTGCACCAATGCGGGTATTATTGAGGGCCTGTCTGCTGCGCCGACCAAGGGCGACATTGTGGACGCGATCTTCGACGCTGGCGCGGCCATGTCCGACCGGCTGGTTCCCTGGAGCAACCGCACCCTCTACATCCCCAACGAGTATTTCAAGCTGCTGGCCCTGTCTGACCAGTTCATCTCCATCGAGGCCCTGGGCAAGAAGTCCGTTAGCAAGGGCGAGGTGGGCGAGATTGACAATATGGTAGTCAAGCGGGTGCCCGCCTCCTATCTGCCCGCCGGGGTGTACTTCCTGGTGAAGTACAAGGGCTCCACGGTAGACCCGGTGAAGCTGAACGACATGAAGATCCACCAGGATCCGCCCGGCATCGGCGGCAACCTGCTGGAGGGGCGCATCTATCACGACTCCTTCGTGCTGGGTACCAAGGCCAACGGACTGTACGTGGCCGGAGCATCTGGCAGTGTGACGGCGGCTCCCACCATTAAGGACACCACCGGCACTGTGACCATCACCAAGAAGGGCACCTGCAAGTACACCGTGGATGGCACCGACCCCCGCTATTCTGCCACGGCCCAGGTGTACTCCAACACCTTCAGCGCGGAGAAGGGCGTTGTGGTCAAGGCCGTGGACGTGGAGAGCGGCAAGTTCCCCTCCGCGGTGGCCAGCTACACCGTAGTAGGCGCCGGAGGTTAAGCAGAAACGGCCCGCGACCGGGGGGGCACTCGCCCCCCCCCCCGCCCCC